ATCATTAATGTCAAAAACACTATATTTTTTACAATAATTTATAAAACTATCTTCTGTATCAAATTCATCTATATGCCTAATATTACTAACCACACATAATGAAGTGATTACTGAATTATAATACGCAGAACCAGATAGTCCTTTGTTCGTCCGATATATTAAAACAAGGTCATTAGGTCTAAATGATGTGACTCCGTGCATTGCACAAATATATATTTTTCTTATGCTATTCGTATGTGACACGTCGCTGACGATGCTAGGAGATTCTGTACGGAGTATGGAGTCCGGAAAAAGGTTTGTATGGTAATGAGGATCTACCGAGAGAATGAATTTTCTATTACTATCTGAATGATGCATGAATGGATAGTCATTGACTATATCCCCAGTCAACTGAACGTTCTGCATTTCTTTTAGTAACACTTCTTCCGCATTATCCTCAGGACCTTTTGAACCAACAATATCAAATCCAAACGACTTAAATAATCTGATAAGATAAGCGTGTTTTGGATAAACTGTTACATAAATATCATCTGCATCGCATTCTAATGCATGATCGAATATCTTCTTGATAAAACGCTCACCTCGTAGAGTTCCACGAGATTCAAATTTAAATGTACCCACCTTTAGGTGTTTTCTCATCGGTAATTGAGGGGTTACGTCAGTAATATTCTCATTTTCGATTTTCAGATACAAAAAACCTTCAATGTTGTTTTGTTCATTAAAAAGAACATAGGCTAAGGCTGATGGATCATTTTTTTTCTTATCAATCCATCCTGCAAATCCAGGATAATCATTGTTTAGTGAATCGAAGAAGGGATCGTTAAAGTCTATACGGCTGAACTGCGTGTAGTATAAGTTTTCCATTTGATATTCCTTATATCCAAAGAATCAAGAAATGACGTCCAATAAAACTATATATACCCAGGGAGAGCCAAAGGAAGGAAAATGTTAGAGCAGTGTATATTGGTATGCGACTAACTGAAAATTTACAGGATACTAAATATTTTATTATTCTGTTTGTACTAGAGCGATTTAATCGATCTTTGACCTTAGCATCGACTTCTACCATCGAAATGCTGAATATGCGGTAAACTTTCTCGCGTGTTTCCTGCCCCTTCAATGACATCACACGGAGTAATTCTTCCTCAATCTCTTTTACTGCTTCCTCCCAATACTCTTGCCAATATTTTGCACCAGAAGAAATTCCTATTTGAAATAACGATACAATCAGGCCAACAAATGCAATGAAAGGAACGAATGCCTCACCTTTATCATTCTGATATAGGGTGGCTAAACCTGCGAAAAGAACACCCTGAAAGATCATGAAAAAATTATTACGTTGAGATAACTGGGTTATCTCAAAGTCTCTTATGCGAATAGTCAGCTCATAGAGGCGCTTAACAGCCCTAAGATCACCATTTTGATTCAGTTCATCATTTGATTCCGACGTCGTTGTCATAAAAATTCCTTTTATCGGAGGCAGCTAACTAAAACTTTTGCAAGTATCTCAATATCCGCAATTGCGCACTCGAATGAACTATTGCCTCCATCTATGCGAAGCCTGCTACCTGGAAGACGTGTCAAACTCCTCAGGGCAACCTCTCCATCAATACTGACTATCCACATGCCGTCTCGCACATCCCCATAATCCATATCGCAGATAAATTCTGCAGTGCCGTCGATCACAACAACAGGTTTTTTCAAATTATCTGGCAAAAAGCTTGTGTCAAAAACATATGAGCCGTCTTTGCATAGTGCTCCATTGGTCAAAACATGCTTCTCAAGTTCTTTAGTGTTTGCTTTATGTGAACCCTGTTTCGATCCTTGTCCTGTGGTTAGCCAGTTCAGAGAGGTATCAGTTTCTAAGGCGCACTGAATCACCCATTCAGCCGGAAAAGAGTCCCGCATATAGCGTGTTGCCAAGGTACTTTTCGAAATCCCCAAATGGTCGCACAAAGCTTGTCTTGTCTTAAAACCATAAGCTTCAACCATACGCTCTATGGCACCACGGCCGCCTTTTTCCAAATTCATGGTCACTCCAGGTGAACTTTTATCTTGACGATTTCATGATGTGATCGTATGTTTATGGTGTTCACAAAATACAAACGATCAGTATTCATCCTGATTTATCATTGCTAAACGAGGAATGTTGCATCATGAGACCTAACATTTCAATTACTCTCATTACCCCCCACGTCACTATTGAAAGATATAGTGAACTCACTGGGTTATCTATCGACACTATCAACGACATGCTTGCAGATGGTCGGTTGCTTCGTCATCGCCTACGCAAGGATAAAAAGCGTGAAAAAGTGATGATTAACATTGCTGCGATGACTGTCGATGCCCTTGCTGATTGCAACGTGACTATCAACTAGTTCCATTTTGAGACTTCACGGAGCAACTGACTATGTTTGACTATCGCATATCAAAACATCCTTATTTCAATGAAGCTTGCCGGGCTTTCGCTATACGCCACAACATGGCGAAGTTGGCAGAACGTGCAGGTATGAACGTTCAAACCCTGCGTAATAAGCTTAACCCTGAGCAGCCGCATCAGCTCACAGCACCTGATATTTGGCTGCTGACCGATCTCACCGAAGACTCAACGCTGGTTGACGGGTTCTTGGCTCAGATTCACTGCCTGCCATGTGTGCCAACCAATGAAGTCGCACGGGAGAAAATGCCTCAGTACGTTCTGAAAGCCACTGCTGAGATCGGCCGTGTCGCCGCCAGCGCAGTATCTGGCGTTCAGATGAATGCGACCACACGCCGGCAGGTTGTCGAAAGCGTCAATTCTGTTACTCGTCTAATGGCGCTTACCGCCATTTCACTGCAGGCGCGGCTACATGCTAACCCTGCAATGGCAAGTGTTGTCGATACGATGACGGGCCTTGGTTCATCATTCGCTCTGAGCTGAGGTGATATGCTGAACACTGAACCCTCATTTGCGTCGCTTCTCGTAAAACAAAGCCCGGCAATGCACTGCGGCCACGGCTGGATTATCGGGAAGGATGGTAAGCGCTGGCATCCGTGCCACTCGCAGGATGCGCTTCTGGCTGACCTGTCCACTATAAAACAGGGGAAACCATGGCTATTGAAGGCCCTGCGGCGACTGTTCCACTAAGTCCTGGTAAACGCCTTGATGGACTAAACCATATCGCGGAGCTGAGAGCAAAAGTGTTTGGTTTGAATATTGAGCGAGAGATGGATCGGTTTATTAATGAGATGCGCGATCCACGCGACATTAACCACAAACAGAACGAGAGGGCACTGGCCGCCATATTCTTCATGGCAAAAATTCCGGCAGAACGTCACAGCGTCAATATCAATGAGCTGACCACTGACGAAACGCGGGAGCTGATTAAAGCAATGAATCATTTTCGTGCAGTGGTGAGCTTATTTCCCAAACGGCTAACCATGCCGAGTTAACCCAAAAAAGAAATTAATGGCGTAAACCCGCCGGGCATTCTTTTGCCCAAATTCAGGAGAATTGATTATGCGAAATAGTGAAACCCGCACCACAAAAACAGGACCAGATGATGCTGGTTTGTTCCAACTGTTTAACGAGACTCGGCTTGATGAACGTAAAAGCTGTGCCTTTGCCGTATCCATCCGCATGGAGGCACTGGCGATCCACATCCTGCAGAAGGAAATGACCGGAGTAGAGGCGGCGGAGTTGCTGCGCCGTGAAGTTGCCCGCTATGAGGCTGAATCACGCGGAGACTGGCACTGATGGCAGATTCAATGGACCTCGTACAGCAGCGCGTTGAAGAAAACCTGCAGCGCCATATCCAGAACGCCCGTACCAGAAAGCCAGGTACGGCACGCGTTCTTTGCATCGACTGCGACGCGCCAATCCCAACGGCTCGCAGACAAGCCATTCCGGGGGTGCAGTGTTGCGTGACGTGTCAGGAAATCGCTGAGCTTAAAGGCAAACATTACAGCGGTCGCGCGGTATGAACATCATCGATCCGCGCTGCTTTGCCGCCAACACCATCAACACCATCAGTATTTCAGGCGGCAAGGATAGTCTTGCACAGTGGCTGCGAGCCATCGAAAACGATGCTCCTCATCTTTCAGTTTTCGCTGATACGGGACATGAACATCCACAGACGATGGACTACCTGGATTATCTGGAATCCAGGCTTGGCAAGGTCATCCGTGTGAAAGCGGATTTCACTCGCCAGATAGAAGGTAAGCGAAAATTCATTTCTGAAAAGTGGCCCGTTTCTTTGGTTGAGGAATGCGGTATGTCTCCTGATGAAGCCGCAGAACGTATCCATCGCGCACTGGAAATTCTTAAACCAACTGGCAATCCTTTTCTTGATTTATGCATGTGGAAAGGGCGATTCCCGTCAACTAAGGCTCGTTTTTGCACATTTGATTTGAAGCATGAGCCTGTCCGTACTCAGGTAATTGTTCCTGCATTAGAAGAATATGACGAGGTTATCAGCTGGCAGGGCGTCAGGGCGCAGGAATCGCCAGCGCGTGCATTGCTTCCGGAATGGGAAGAAGATGCTGATAACACTCCTGGTCTTCATGTTTATCGCCCGATCCTCAATTGGCAGCACGAAGATGTGTTTGCCATAGCCAAACGTCATGGAATCAAACCTAATCCGCTTTATCTGCAGGGTTGCAGCCGTGTCGGATGCATGCCCTGCATCCATGCCCGTAAATCCGAACTGGCAGAAATCTTCCAGCGTTGGCCAGAAGAAATTCGCCGTGTCGCAGAATGGGAAAGGATGGTAGCTGAATGCTCTCGTCGTGGTAATTCAACGTTCTTCCCGTCGACTCACGATCCGCGACGGGCCGAGAAGCGTATTGAAGTCATCACCGTAGATGGCTACGGCATTGAGACTTATCGCGACTGGGCGTTAACCACACGAGGTGGTGCCCAATTTGATCTGCTTGCAGGCACAAACGACAGTGCGGTGTGCAGTAGCGTCTATGCGGGAGTTTGTGAGTGACGGATATCAGTTCAGGCCGTCCTGTCGCACCGCATGTATCTGAAGCCCCTGGTAGCGAAGGTAATGCTACCGGGGCATATCCATGGACCTCGCCTAAAAAAGCAGTTAACCCCTATCTGGACCCGGCGGACGTTGCGCCGGTGTCCGCGCTTTCAAACCTGATCACTCTCTACGCTGCGGACAACGAGCAGGAGCAGCTGCGCCGTGAGGCGCTGAGTGATGAGGTCTGGGAACGCTATTTCTTCAATGAGTCCCGCGATCCTGTTCAGCGTGAAATGGAACAGGACCAGCTCATCAGCCGCGCCAGAATGGCCCATGAGCAGCAGCGCTTTAATCCCGATTTAGTCATTCTGGCTAACGTTAGTGCAGAACCCGCCCACGTAAGCAAACCTCTGCTGGAAAGGATTAAGTTCTTCCAGGGGCTGGGAAGGCCGAAGGCATATTCCCGCTATCTCCGCGAAACCATCATGCCGTGTCTTGAACGGCTTGAGTGCGTGCGTGAAAGTCAGGTGTCTGCCTCGTTCAGGTTTATGGCAAGCCACGAAGGTCTGGAGGGGCTGCTAGTACTGCCGGAAATGAATCAGGAGCAGGTCAAACGGTTATCCACGCTGGTTGCGGCGCACATGAGTCTCTGTCTCGATGCCGCATGCAGCGATCTGTTTGTGACTGATGACGTGAAGCCAGAACACATCCGCCAGTCATGGGAAAAGGTAGCCGCTGAGGCTATGCGTCTTGATGTGATTCCACCCGCCTTTGAACAGTTGCGCCGCAAGAAACGCCGTCGTAAGCCGGTGCCATATGACCTTATTCCGGGTTCGCTGGCGCGTATGCTGTGTGCAGACTGGTGGTATCGCAAGCTGTGGCAGATGCGCTGTGAGTGGCGGGAAGAACAGCTGCGCGCTGTTTGCCTGGTCAACAGGAAAGCTTCCCCGTATGTCAGCTATGAAGCTGTGATCCACAAACGCGAGCAGCGCCGCAAATCGCTGGAGTTTTTCCAGTCGCATGAGCTGGTCAATGCCGACGGTGACACGCTGGATATGGAAGACGTGGTGAACGCCAGCAGCAGCAACCCGGCGCACCGTCGCAATGAAATGATGGCGTGCGTGAAAGGCCTGGAGCTGATCGCCGAAATGCGCGGGGATTGCGCCGTGTTCTATACCATCACATGCCCGTCACGCTTCCACGCCACGCTCAACAACGGCAGGCCCAACCCGAAGTGGACCAGCGAAACGGTCCGGCAGAGCAGTGATTATCTGGTCGATACGTTCGCCGCATTCCGCAAAGCCATGCACAAAGCCGGGCTGCGCTGGTATGGCGTGCGCGTTGCTGAGCCACATCACGACGGCACCGTGCACTGGCATCTGCTGTGCTTTATGCGCAAAAAAGACCGCCGCACCCTTACTGCACTGCTGCGTAAATTCGCCATTCGTGAAGACCGCGCAGAGCTGGGCAACAATACTGGCCCACGCTTCAAGTCTGAACTCATCAACCCGCGCAAAGGCACGCCGACCAGCTACATCGCCAAATACATCAGCAAGAACATCGACGGGCGTGGACTGGCAAAAGAGATCAGCAAAGAAACCGGTAAATCACTACGCGACAGCGCCGAGCACGTCAGTGCCTGGGCATCGCTTCACCGCGTTCAGCAATTCCGTTTCTTCGGTATTCCAGGACGCCAGGCATACCGCGAGCTGCGTTTGCTTGCCGGGCAGGCCGCGAGAGCGCAGGGCGACAAAAAAGCCGGTGTGCCGGTGCTGGAAAATCCACGGCTCGATGCCGTGCTAGCCGCCGCCGATGTGGGATGTTTTGCCACTTACATCATGAAACAGGGCGGCGTGCTGGTTCCCCGCAAAAATCATCTCATCAGAACGGCCTACGAGCTTAACGACGAGCCTGGCACCTACGGCGATCACGGCATCCGTATCTATGGCATCTGGTCCCCGATTGTTGAGGGCCGGATTTGCACGCACGCGATGAAGTGGAAAATGGTTCGTAAGGCCGTTGACGTTCAGGAGGCGACAGCCGACCAGGGCGCTTGCGCCCCTTGGACTCGTGGCAATAACTGTCCCCCTGTTGAAAAAATGTACCAGGCAGGGGGCGAATTACCGGGCAGCGAAGAACCTGCAGCGCTACCGGACTTCGAAAACATGAGTAAAAAAGAGCTGCGTGAGCTGACAGCAAGGCTGCGGCTGGTCAAACCGAAGCGCCGTAAAGGCTACAAACAGGAAATTACGGAACACCAACGGCTGCAGCTTGATGCGGAGCTGCGGTCTAGAGGATTTGACGCGAGTGAAACGGAGGTGGATCTGCTTCTGCGTGGCGGAAGTCTGCCATCTGGGGCCGGGCTGCGCCTGTTCTACCGGAACCAGCGTCTACAGGAGGATGACAAATGGCGTCAGTGGTACTGAAAAATGCAGGAATGAGGTTATAGATTAATCAAAGGGTTAGCTGAGTAAAAAGTATTTCAGCTTTAAAATTATATGATGTACTGTATATATAAACAGTAATATTGGGAGGGAGTTATGAACGATTTGTTCATAGAATCACTTGCACTGCAGCGGATAGAACTTATGGCCCGGCTGGTTGCCAGCACAGATTGTAGCGATGACGATAAGGAGGTTGCCATTTCGTGGTTGTCAGAACTGACAAGCGAACTGGTGAACAGGTTAAATCAGTACGGGGTAGGTCAGGATGAATGTAAACATTAATCGTTTTGTTCTCTGTGAAATTCCCTCCCACAGAGCGCACTTGATGTTGAGAAGATAGTGCATGTCTATGGTGCATGGATTCGCATGATCCAGAAAGGATCGCAACGGGCCAGAGCCGCCAGTACTGGCGGGCTTTCTGGCCTATCATGCACCTGCATGAAAACCACTCCATAAAGCGGGCAGGCGTGGCGGGGATACGAGCGCGCGCCCTAGGTAAGATTATCAATCTTTACTCATGAGTTGCCAGAACTTCCCTTTTAACATGCCATATCTGTGGACTTCTCAGATAAAAAATTGAGGAAATTTTAAGAGTTTGAAGTTTGAGGTGTTTACTAAGTCTGAAAAGTAGGGTTAACATTCCTACCATCTAATCCAACTGAATAACTGAAAAACTAACTATGTTAAAAGCAAATCTCTGGGACTGGGTTAAAGCGATTATCAGTATAATTGTAGTTTTTTTCCTGTCTCTAAAATTCTACAATGCAACTTTCACAATGAACTTTGATTTTATAGCCTTATTATCAACTGTGCTGGCATTGTTTTCTGTTGGCTTATCTGCAGTTTTTTATTTTAAAGCTACTGAGACAAGTAATGATTTTTATAACAACACTTTTAAATTTACGAAAGATATTGCTGACTTGTTGATAAGAATAGAAAGCGGGTTTGGTGAGAGATTAAAAAGTTTAGATGAAGGCTATAACTCAATGCGTAGCATAATGGCATCCCCAAGAAATTCAGGGGTAAATCAAATGAAAGAAAAAATTGAAGTTGATGAGAGTGAGCTAAGTAAGATAAATGCCGAACGAAGTGAATTGATAAATAAACTGTTAGAAAAGGCTAATTTAGAACATGAAGAGAAGGAGAAAATAAAGGAAGAGCTTAAAATCAAGGAGGAGGAATCGCAAAAATTACAGTTCGAACTAACAAAGTTGAAAAAACGATTATTTGCAAGTCGTATGTCTAGCCGAGATCAACAAGGCGGGGAAGGCTTTTCTTTTGACTCGGATATGAAAAAAAGATTAGTGCAAAATTATATTGCTTCGACAATTGTGCCTGACATTATAGAATCCTATGAGATTAATGCTTCAGACGTATTGCTATCATCTCGCGAGATTCAGAATTACTTTAATAATAAACACTGGGAAAATGGTAAAACGCAATTTGCAAAAGATATGGTGCGCTTAGGATATTGTGTGCCTGGTGAGGGTCTAACGTTGAGCGGTGCAAGATATATTCGCACCCTTTTGAGAACGGCATTGAGAGAGCTATGATTTTTTCTTGGGAGGCTATGCCTCCCACTTTAAAAATTAAGCTAAGGAGTAATTTTCAAATTGCAGTATATCATCCTTTAACCAGTCGTTTATTTCTTGCATCCTTTTTTGAAGTGGTAATAATTCATTGCGAACAAAAACATTGGAAGCCTTCTCCACATCTCCAAACCCACCAACATTACTCGGCATGATACCCATCATCTGTGGCGGGACACGGTGCGCTGCCATCATGTCATCGCGGCTCACGTTCTTGATGTTCAGAAACTCATCCTTTGCCGCTACCTCTGACAGCGGGATGATCTGAATGCCATCTTTCTTGCCGTTGGGTGAGTACATAAACAGGTTGCGAAAGTTGCCTGGCCCTTTGGCGCTTTTCATGGCCTGGCGGATGTTGTTCACGTCCTCCTGGTTCTGCGCCGCGTCGGTCATGTACATGATGAAACCGGCGTGGCTGCCGTTGATGTAATACTTACGGCGAAACAGTGTCGCGGACTCATTAAGCAGGGCTGAAGGGATGGCGGACAGGTATTCCGGCAGACCATAAATCTCCTGGTTCAGATCGGGTTCCATCAGGTGAAATATACTGCCTTTGGTGAACTCATACGGCTGTGTGGTCATGCCGTATTGCACAAACCAGTAAGTGTCGAGGTCGATTCCACGTCGGGTGTATTTCGCCAGTGATGGCTCCAGGGACAGAATACCGCCTAGCCGGTTAGTCCTTTTCTCCAGATAAGCGTTACCAAACACCAGATAGTCCTGCACAAAGCGGCTGAATGCCTGTTGGCTCAGCAACGGATGGGGGGTAAACGTGCTGGTCAGGATGTTGCGCTTAACGGCAATCGGTGAGCTGTGATGCACCGCGGCGCGGTAGGTGCGTGCCAGTCCGTCAAAACTTACTGGCGGCTCATACCATCTGTCCATCTGCACGCACTCCACATAATCCAGCAGTTCGCGGCGGTCCAGCACAGGAATGGGATCGCCAAAGCTGAACGCCTGAGTAGATGCTGAATCATTGGTTTGTACGTCAGGCGGCATGACGTCCTGTACGGTGTTCTCAGTCATTAAAAAATCTCCACGATGTTACTGGTGTTGGCTGCCTCGCCCTGCAGCGGTTCGTTAAACAATGCGTGCATGGTCGCCCAGGCCAAATCTGCGTGGCTGGCTTCCTCGCTGCGGCTGGCTTCATAGGTAGGGCGGTTTCCGCTGGCGGTGGTGGCCCGGCGGATAGCCATAAATGACTGCGCGATATCGGTATGACCGGCGTCAAACTCGATCCGGCGATGGCTGATAATGTCGTATGCCTTGAGCACCAGGGCGTTTTTGACGTTGGGGTTATAGACGAACTCCCGGACGGCAGGGAAAAAGCCTTTGACGTTTTCATAGACGCCGTGACCGACGCCGGTAGAGTCAATGCCGATATAGGTTACGTTGTACTGCAGGGTGAGCTGGCGGATGGCTTCTGCCTGCGCCCGGAAATCCATGCCGCGCCACTGGTGGCGCTCCAGTATGCGGAACTTGCCGCCGGGAACGGCAGGCGGGGCGATAACGACGCACCCGGCGCTGTCACCGTTCTGGGTGCCTTTCGCCGGGTCATATCCGATCCATACCTCGCCCCAGCCAAACGGACGCAGAGCCAGTGCATGAAAATCTTCCCAGACCTCCCAGCTGTCCACCATGCAGGCCTGCAGGTCGGAAAGCGGGAACACGGACGCGAGATCATCAATAAACTCGCACATTAGCAGGTTCTGGTATTCGTCCGGGCTGTATTCCAGTCGCAACTGGTCGAGGTCGAACAGGTTACAGCCCCCGCGCACGGCATCTTCTACCGTCACGATCTGCCTGAACTGACCGTCAGCACAAAGCATGCCCGCCGCCAGTGCCGAGTGGGTCAGGTCGATATCCACACGGTCCGATTTTGAGCGACCACGGTTATACAGCGCACCAGACCAAAAGGGGTAGGCGCTGTGCGTCAGGCTGGACGGGGTGGAAAAATAGGTTTGCCGCCACTTTTTGTGCAGCGCCATACCGGAGGCAACTTTGCGCAGCTCCTGGAATTTCGGTATCCAGAAATATTCATCAAGGTACAGGTTGCCGTGGTAGCTCTGCGCGGTGCGGGCATTGGTCCCCAGAAAATACAGCGTGGCACCGTTCGGCAGGACCATCGGATCGCCTTTCAGCTCAACGTCTACCTCTTTGGCGAACTCAATGATGTAGCCTTTAAAGACATGCGCTTGGGCTTTACTGGCCGACAGGAAAATTTGGTTGCGACCAGTCACCAGGGCATCGATCAGTGCCTCACGCGCAAAATAATACGTTGCCCCGATTTGGCGGGACTTCAGCAAGTTGCGGATACGATGTTTAATCCCTGCTTCCCACCAGTGGCGCTGATATTCGAACATGCCAGCGCGGAAAATCTCTTCCAGCTTTTCGATCTGTTCATCGCTGAACAGGTTTTTTTCAGGTGGTTTGCGGGGGCCGCGGTTGCGGTTTTCCACGTTCGGGTTTAAGTCGGCCTCGTTGCCGCCGTTGTTAAATTTCCCGATGCGAGCGTGGCGCTCGGACTGGCGTGCCAGCAGGTCAATTTCCTTAAAGTCCTTCCCTTCTTTTTGCTCCTTCATGATCAGCTGGCAGTACCGCGCGGCGGTGGTGAGCTGCATCTGGTCAAGCGGACCATAGCTGCCCCATTTGTCGCGCTTTTTCCAGCTGTGAACGGTTGCGGCTTTCTCGCCCAGCATTTCTGCAATGCGGGCTATGCGGTATCCCTGAAAATACAGCAGTAGTGCCTGCCGACGGGGATCGAGGTCTGCGGGGGTCATCGTTTCCATGGGACAAACATACGGGCTTGCCCTGAGCCTTTCCCCGGCTGGCTTTTGTGTGGTTTACCTCACAAGGTCTGCGCGTTGTTTCACCCCCTCCATCACAGCAACCATAAGGCCTCACTGAGTTATTTGATGGAGTCGCTCAAATGGCAGTTAAAGCAAAACGCTTCCGCATTGGTGTGGAAGGGGCAACAACCGACGGGCGCACCATTGAGCGCGCCTGGCTGGAACAGATGGCGGCCAGTTATAACCCGCAGGTCTATACGGCGCTGATTAATCTGGAACATATCAAGGGCTACACCCCGGACAGTCCATTCCGCCGCTTCGGGACCGTGGATAAGCTGGAGGCCGAAGAAATTGCGGATGGCCCGCTGAAGGGGAAAATGGCCCTGTATGCGTGGATCAGCCCGTCAGATGACCTGGTGGCGTATACCCGCAAGCTGCAAAAGCTGTTCACCTCGATGGAGGTCAATACCAGTTTTGCTGATACCGGCAAAGCGTACCTGGTTGGCCTCGCAGCGACTGACGACCCGGCAAGCCTGGGTACAGAAATGTTGCAGTTTAGCGCCAGCGCCAAAAGCAACCCGCTGGCCGGGCGCAAACAAAGCCCGGAAAACCTCTTTACCGCCGCAGAAGAAACGCTGATCGAGTGGGAAGAGGTCCAGGACGATAAACCCTCCCTTTTTGCCCGCGTTACCGCGATGTTTGCCAAAAAATCGCAGACCGATGATGCGCGTTTCTCTGATGTGCATCGTGCTGTTGAGCTGGTCGCCACCGAGCAGCAGAGCCTGAGCGAACGCACCGATAAATCCCTGTCCGCGCAGGATAAGCGTCTTGCTGCGCTGGAAACCTCCCTTCAGGAGCAGCAGACCGCCTTTGCGGAACTGGAGCAGCAACTGCAACAGGAAGACAGCCGCAAAGATTATCGCCAGCGCGCGCCGGGCGGTAACGCGCCGGCAGGCACCCTGACCAATTGCTGATGGAGCATAAGAACCAATGAAAAAGAAAACACGTTTTGCCTTTAACGCCTACCTGCAGCAGCTGGCGCGCCTGAATGGCGTAGAAGTTGAGGAGCTGTCCAGCAAGTTCACCGTGGAACCATCGGTGCAGCAGACGCTGGAAGACCAGATCCAGCAGTCCGCAGCATTCCTGACCATGATTAACATCATTGGGGTGACTGAGCAATCAGGCCAGTTGCTGGGGCTGGGCGTCGGCAGCACCATTGCCGGGACGACTGACACGACCACGAAGGAGCGCGAACCAACCGATCCGACGGTCATGGTTGATGTTGAGTACAAGTGCGAGCAGACCAACTTTGATACGGTGCTGACCTACGCAAAACTTGATCTGTGGGCGAAATTCCAGGATTTCCAGGTGCGCATCCGTAACGCCATCGTCAAGCGCCAGGCTCTGGACCGCATCATGATCGGATTCAACGGTGTGAAGCGTGCCAAAACCTCAAACCGAGTCGATAACCCGCTGCTGCAGGACGTCAATAAAGGCTGGCTGCAGAAAGTCCGCGAAGATGCGGCAGATTGCGTGATGGGCAGCACCACGGCAGAAGATGGCACCAGCACCGCGGACCCGGTGAAGGTAGGCAAAGGCGGTAAATATGCCAACCTGGATGCGCTGGTGATGGATGCCGTCAATGAGCTGATTGACCCGATTTTCCAGGATGATGCTGATCTGGTCGTGATCTGTGGTCGTGAGCTGCTGTCTGACAAGTATTTCCCGCTGGTCAATAAGGAGCAGGAAAACAGCGAAAAACTGGCCGCTGATCTGATTATCAGCCAGAAACGCATGGGTGGCCTGCAGGCTGTCCGCGCCCCGTCATTCCCGGCTAATGCCGTGCTGATCACCCGTCTGGATAACCTGTCCATCTACTGGCAGGAAGATACCCGCCGCCGTTCGGTCATTGATAACCCGAAACGCGATCGCATCGAAAACTTCGAATCCGTCAATGAGGCGTATGTGGTGGAGGATTACCGCTGCGTGGCACTGGTGGAAAACATCACTATTGGCGATTTCAGCGCCGGTGCCGGGGAGTAACGCATGAGCCTGAGTCCCGCACGGCAGCACCGCCTGCGCGTTCAGGCTGAACAGGCCGCCCGTCAGGGCGGCAGTGTTCGCCATGCGTCGGGGTATGACCTGATGCTGCTGCAGCTGGCGGAGGACCGCCGCCGCCTCAAGGGGGTTCAGTCCACCGTGAAAAAGGCGCAGATCAAGGTGGAGCTGTTACCCAAATATACAGCCTGGGCGGATGGTGTACTGGCAGCCGGTGGAGCGCAGCAGGATGACGTGCTGATGTTTCTGATGGTGTGGCGTATCGATGCCGGTGATTTTGCCGGTGGCCTGCAGATTGCCGCGCACGCGCTCAAACACGGCTGGGTGATGCCGCAGGCGCTGGGCCGCCGCAACGTGCAGACCGTTGTCGCGGAAGAACTGGCAGACCAGGCGGAGGCCGCACAGCGCATGAAGGCAGAATTCCCTGCCGACGTGCTGCTGCAGGCGCTTTCGCTGACGGACGCGCTGGATATGCCGGACCAGTCCCGCGCCCGACTGCATAAAGCCATCGCCGCCGTGATCAGCGAATCCCGCCCCGCCGCAGCCCTGAACCACTACACGTTTGCACTGCAGCTCGATCCCCGCTGCGGCGTGAAAAAAGACAAAGAGCGGCTGGAGCGCCATTTGCGTAACAGCCACTGACGGAACGTGCCCCGCGCACGGGCGGCACGGGATGGCGACAGGCAGCGCCTTATCAAAATCCCGTTCACCGCCCACCTTTTCAGGAGAAAACCCGCATGAAGTTTGTTGCGCCAGAACAGGTGCCAGAGCAGGCGGAGGTCATCAAAAACACCCCATTCTGGCCCGATGTGGATTTGTCGGAGTTTCGCAGCGTGATGCGAACGGATGGCACGGTGACGTCACCGCGTCTCGGGCAGCTTATCCGGTCTGCTATGTCGGAGGTCAACGCGGAGCTGTACGAATTCCGGAAGCGCCAGCAGTTGCTGGGATTCCAAACCCTGGCAGACGTACCGGCGGAAGTGCTGGACGGCAAAAGCGAGCGCATCCACCACTACCATAACGCCGTGTATTGCTGGGCGCGTGCCCAGGTGAATGAACGTTACCAGGACTATGACGCCACGGCATCCGGCGTTAAACGGGGTGATGAGCTGGCGGAGGCCAGCGGCGATCTGTGGCGTGATGCCCGCTGGGCGATTAGCCGGGTGCAGGATGCACCCCACTGTACGGTGGAGCTGATCTGATGAAAGTGCGTGCGTACCAGGGTGACACGGTGGATGCGCTTTGCTGGCGTCATTACGGGCGCACGCGAGGCGTCACGGAGCAGGTACTGCAGGCAAATCCGGGGCTGGCTGAGCATGGCCCTTTTTTACCTCACGGGCTGCAGGTGGAGCTGCCGGATATTGCGACCACTAACACGGTGCAGACCGTCCAGTTATGGGACTGAATTATGACCCTTGAACGGATCAGCGCCTTTATTACGTACTGCATCGCTGTACTGCTGGCGTGGATGGGCGATTTATCGCTTAAGGATGCCTCTACGGTGGGCGGTGTGCTGATTGGTCTGCTGATGCTGGCGATCAACTGGTACTACAAACACAAAACCTATCAGCTGCTGCGCGGCGGGAAGATAACCCAGGGGGAATATGAATCCTTCAATCGTTAAGCGCTGCCTGGTGGGGGCGGTGCTGGCCATCGCTGCCACGCTGCCCAATTTCCAGCAGCTCCACACCTCAGTGGACGGGCTGAAGCTGATTGCTGATTACGAGGGGTGCCGCCTGCAGCCGTACCAGTGCAACGCAGGCGTGTGGACCGACGGCATCGGTAACACGTCCGGTGTGGTGCCGGGGAAGACCATCACAGAGCGGCAGGCGGCGGGGAACTTCATCACCAACGTATTACGGGTAGAAACCGCGCTGGCGCGATGTGTCCTGGTGAGCGTGCCGCAGTACGTTTATGACGCCCTGGTGTCGCTGGCGTTCAACGTTGGCACGGGCAATGCCTGCAGCTCAACCATGGTGAAGTTTATCAATCAGAAGCGCTGGCGCGATGCCTGCTATCAGCTGCCGCGCTGGGTATATGTCAAAGGCATATTTAATCAGGGCCTGGAAAACCGCCGCGGGCGGGAGCTGGCCTGGTGCTTAAAAGGAGCGTAACGAAATGAAGAAGAAACTTATCAGTGGGTTGCTTTCGGTGCTGTACGCGGCGCTGATGATTTTAAGTCTCTTTGTCCCAAACGGCATGGCCTCGGCGCTGGTCACCGCATTGACCTGGGTAGCCTGTTTGCTGGTCTGGGTGGTGGTGCTGCTTTGCCTGACCGGGTGGTATGCAGGCGGCACTCATCGGGAAGAGGCAAGGCAGGCGCTGACGCGCTTCTTCAGTACGCCAGGAAACCAGGTGATCAGATGGGCCAGGCGTTCACTGCTTGTGATTTTCCTCGCCTTTACGGGCCACGTTGTCACCCTGGCATTTTATCTGCTGACGCTGGTCGCGCTTAAGGTTCTGCGTGCGCAGGTTGTTGATGCGGAGTCGGTGACGGTATGACGCGCGCGCTGGCGGTAATTCTTGCGCTCGTACTGGCGGCGCTGGGCTGGCAGTCATGGCGACTGAATGAGGCCAGCCACACCATCGATCAGCAAGGCGGGGACCTGAAAACGGCGGGCGACAAACTGGCAAAAACGAACAGCCAGCTGATCGCCCTGTCCATCCTGTCCGAAACCAACAACCGGGAGCAGACGCGGCTTTACGCGGCGGCAGAAAGTACAAACGCGCTGCTGCGAAGCCGTCAGCACCGGATTGAGGAGCTAAAACGTGAAAACGAGGATTTGCGCCGCTGGGCTGATACTCCTTTGCCTCCTGACATTATCAGGATGCGCGAACGTCCGGCCCTCGCCGGAGGTGCAGCTTACCGTGAATGGTTGTCCCAGAGTGACGCAGTGCCGGCTGGAAAAGTCAGCAGCCAGCACTAACGGCGATTTGCTGGCGGCGCTGGATGAGGCAGAGGCGGCCTGGTCGATCTGTGCTGACAAGGTGGACGCGATAATTTCCTGCCAGGAGCGAAACAGTGAACAAACCTCAGTCCTTACGCCTCGCCCTGAATAGCGCCGTGGCGTATGTCCGGGACAACCCGGACAAGCTGCATTTATTCGTGGATAACGGATCGGTGGTGGCGACCGGCGCAGCGTCGTTGTCCTGGGAGTATCGCTATACCCTTAACGTGGTGGTCGTGGATTTCAGCGGCGATCAGGGATTGCTGATGGCTCCTGTGCTGGCCTGGCTGATGGAGAATCAGCCCGATGCTATCCATAACCCGGAACACCGTGAAAAGCTGTTTACGTTTGAGGTCGATATCTTGCGCAATGATATCTGTGATATAAGCCTGAACCTGCAGCTGACAGAGCGCGTGATCGTCAGTGCTGACGGTAACTTGTCCCGCGTTGAAGCGGTGCCGGAACCGGACGAACCGGACGAGATGTGGGCGGTGCACCGTGGCTGAGCTGCAGGAGGTTGACGCCTGGTTAGATGCGCTGCTGGCTGCTCTTGAGCCTGCCGAGCGTAAGCGCATGATGCGGGAGCTGGCGCAGCAGCTGCGCCGCAGCCAGCAGAAAAATATCAGGATGCAGCGTAACCCGGACGGCACGGAATACGAACCACGACGGGTAACGGCACGCACGAAAACTGGCCGCATACGTCGGCAAATGTTTGCCAAACTCCGCACCGCAAAATACCTGAAAGCCGTTGCCAGCCCGGACTCTGCCAGTGTCGAATTTGAGGGCAGGGTGCAGCGTATTGCCCGCGTTCATCATTACGGTCTGCGTGACCGTGTCAGCCGCAGAGGGCCGGAGGTGCAGTATTCACAGCGCCGGTTACTCGGCATCAATGACGAAGTAGAGGACATTACGCGCGATACCTTTTTGCGCTGGCTGTCTGACTGATTTTGTGTCAGGGACGACACAATCCGTCGCGCTGCCTCGCTCACTCCGCGCGTGGCAATCTTGCCCTCATGAATACCCAATTAACCGAAATCATGCGCCTTATCACCAATCTGATCCGCACCGGCATTGTGACCGAGGTGGACCGGGACGGCTGGCTGTGCCGGGTGAAAACAGGCGACCTAGAAACCAACTGGATTAACTGGCTGACCTACCGCGCCGGTAAATCTCGCACCTGGTGGTGCCCGTCGCCGGGGGAACAGGTGGTGCTGTTCAGCCTGGGCGGCAATCTGGAAACAGCGTTTGCGCTTCCGGCCATCTACTCCGACGCGTGCCCGCCGCCGTCAGACTCTGAAAACGCGGACGTGACCGAATACGAGGATGGCGGCTGGTTCGAATACGACCCGGCCACCGGGCGCTGGATTATCCGGGGCGTTAAAGCCGTGCTGATTGAGTCGTCGCAGCTGGTTTCCTGCAAAACAGGGGAGTTTGTGATCGAGGCCGACACGACCCGCATTAACAGCAACGTGATCCTGAATGGCGATGTGACCCACGGTGGTGGAGCGATGACGTCAAACGGCATTGTAGCCGATAAGCATAAACACCCTGGCGACAGCGGCGGAACGACGGGAGATCCAATTTGACGCTCTATATCGGGATGAATCGCGATACCGGAAAGGCAATAACGGAAACGGACCACCTGCGCCAGTCCGTGCGGGATATTTTGCTGACGCCGCAGGGCAGCCGCCTTGCCCGCCGGGAATACGGTTCTCTGCTGTCAGCGCTGATTGACCAGCCGCAAAACCCGGCGCTGCGCCTGCAGATCATGGCGGCGGTGTACGTCGCGTTGCAGCGGTGGGAGCCGCGGCTACAGCTCGACACCATCACGATTAACAGCAGCAGCATGGATGGCGCAATGGTGATTGAGCTGGCAGGCCAGCGCAATGACGGCGTGCCGGTATCCCTTTCCGTATCGACAGGAGCAGACAATGGCCGTTATTGACCTTTCCCAGCTGCCGCCGCCGCAGATCGTGGATGAGCCGGATTTTGAAACCCTGCTGACAGAGCGTAAGGCGGAGTTTGTCGCGCTCTATCCGACAGAAGAACAGGAAGCTGTGGCCCGCACGTTAATGCTGGAATCGGAACCCATCGTAAAAACGCTGCAGGAAAACGTGTACCGGGAGCTGCTGCTGCGCCAGCGGATTAACGAGGCGGCACGGGCTGTCATGGTGGCCTATTCCGGCAGTGATGACCTGGATAATTTAGGCGCTAACAATAACGTGCAGCGGAGGGTGATCACCCCCGCAGACGATACCACCACGCCACCGACTGAGGCGGAAATGGAATCGGACGCGGATTATCGCCAGCGCATCCCGGCGGCCTTTGAGGGGATGAGCGTTGCCGGTCCCGTCGGCGCGTATGAATATCACGCCCTTAGCTCGGATGGCCGGGTAGCCGATGCCTCGGCGTTCAGTCCGTCCCCGGCGGAAGTGGTGGTGACGGTTCTGGCCCGCGACGGTGATGGCACCGCGCAGGATGATTTGCTGCAGGTGGTCGGGGCTGCCCTGAATGATGAGACCGTGCGCCCTGTGGCGGACCGGGTGAGCGTGCGATCTGCTGAGATTATCCGCTATGAGATCGACGCGGTTTTGTATGTTTACCCCGGCCCGGCGAAAGAGCCGATTCTGGCGGCGGCGAAAGCGCAAGGCGCGGCATATATCAACGAGCAGCGCCGCCTGGGGCGTGACGTCAGGCTATCCGCGATTTATGCCGCATTGCATGTGCAGGGCGTGCAGCGCGTTGAGCTGATGAAGCCCCTGGCTGACATGGTGTTAGATAAAACGCAGGCGTCCTATTGCACCGATTTTAAAGCAGAAATTGGTGGTTCTGATGAATAGCCTGTTACCGCCGGGATCGTCCGCGCTGGAGCGTAGGCTGGCGCAGGCCTGTTCTGGAATCAGCGATTTAAACGTTCCTCTGCGCGACCTGTGGAATCCGTGGAAATGCCCGGCAAAGTTCCTGCCTTATCTGGCCTGGGCGTTTTCTGTGGACCGCTGGGAGGAAACCTGGACGGAAACCGCAAAACGCCAGGCTGTCAGCGATGCGTTCTGGATACATCAACGCAAGGGGACCGTGGCGGCGGTTAAGCGTGTGATCGAGGGGCTGGGCTACTCAATGACCCTTGAGGAGTGGTGGGAGGTCGCAGACCCTGCGGGCACATTCCGGCTTGAAATTGACCTCAATGATATCGGCATAACTGAGGTGATGATTACCGAGCTTGAGCGAATTATTGGCGATGCAAAACCCGTGAGCCGCCATATATCGCAGCTAACGCTATCGGTGAGCACTAAAGGCATTGCAAATATTGGGTGTGCAATATTAGACGGGGAAGAAATAACGATTTATCCGGCTGGCTATACCCCGGATGAAGGTATTTATTACGACGGGAAAGCCTATTACGACGGAAATTATCATTTTTCAGGTGACAGCAAATGAATATTAGTGAAAAACCACAATGGGAAAATAATATAAGTATGATTGCCCGCCAACAAAAAGTTGAAGGCGGGAGAGATGGTGCGGCTAATATTCAGGCTCAGCAACTGGCAAACCGTACCCGGTTTTTGAAACAATCCGTCGAAGCATACAGCACCCTGATTAAATCGGGCGAGCTTCCTTATTCAAATGAAGATGAAGCAAAGGCCGCTATTGCGGCGGGGAAAATCCCTGAAAATAGTTTGTTTTCCGTTCGCTCTGAAAGCGCGGGCGTATGGGTTGAAGAGTTTAAAAATATTAACGGGGTGCCTGTTTCAACCGGCAAGCGGTTGCCTGACAGCCAGGGTATTTCGGTGGTGGTTTTCACCAGTGATGATGATCCGACAGGTGAGAAGGCTGGATTGTCATTGACGGTGCCGGGCCAGGTTTTTCGGGTTGCATACCCCGATGACAGCAGCACCGAGACGGTTTACCGGAATGACGGAGATCGTGCGGTTAAGCTGCTAGAGGTCGCGGATAAACGTGCAATGGACAGGATGTTGCCAGATGCCGGGATTATGGGGGAGGTTGATCCAGATTATGCCGTCGAATTTGTTGATGAATTTTTCCGTCGCGCTGTGGGTATTGATTTGCGTGGTGTGCTGGAGGCAAACGCCGGAATGCGCATTATGGGAGTTCCCGTAACCAACCTGCCGGATGACTCCGATTACTGTTTTGCATTCGGTGATGAGCTGGGGCGCGTTGTCTTTGGTATCGGGAAAACAGGCTTCATCGAAGTGATGGGAATGCGGATTTTTGTCACGGAAGGTGAGAACTTTCTTGAAATTATTGATGAAAATCAGCGGGTATCCGCCGGGATAGGTAGCAATGGCGAGGTTTTCAATAATTCAGCGGGGGAGCCGCAACCGGTAGAAGAAGTAAAGTTTTGGCTCGAATTTGCTGAGGTATTGCATGTCATCATCTACGGGCAATCACTCTCTATCGGGCAATACGGTACACCGGTACTGAACACGCCGACACGCAACGCGCTGATGTTCAATACGGGGGTGCGTAGTTATAGCTCAAACCCATCGTCACTTGTACCGCTGCGTGAAACTGTCAGCGGCAGTAACGGGGAGACAGTGGCATCCTCTCTGGCGTATGGGTTTACTGATAACGTCAGTGATATGGCCGGTCGTGACCTGCTGTTTAATGCCGGTGGTGTGGGAGGAATCACGGTTGAAGGGCTTTCGAAAGGCACGGAACCATATAGCCGATTGATTGCTCACCTGAGCTGGACGGCTTCGCAGATGGCGCTACAGGGGCGAGATTATGCTGCGGATTTTATGCTGTGGATTCAGGGCGAAGCGAACATGGCAAACGGAACCAGTGCTGCCAGTTATACCGGGAGGGTGTCAACCTTGCGTGAAGATGTTGCCGCAGACACTGCCGGGATGCGTGATACAGATCGGGATCTGGTCATGTTGATGTATCAGACCTCTTCTCATGGTTATTACGTCGGGACAGCGGAAAATCCGCCGGAGGTTATCGCCCAGGCACAATTAGATATGGCCCTGAATGACCCGCTGATTGATATGTGGGGGCCGTCATATATGGGACTTCCGGCAAACCATACCATCGGACAGGGTAACGTCCATCACAACGCCCACGGTTATCGTCTGATGGGGCTGTATGCGCAAAAAGCATTACGCCATCGCCTGCGAACACGCACAGCGGATAAACCGAACGGGGAAAAATATCTGCCTGTACATGCAACCCGTGCCCGTAAAATAAACAGCAGAACCGTGATTACTGACGTGTTTACATATCATCCACCGTTGGTTATTGATGATTCGTATATCACTGAGCTGGCTGATGGTAATCATGGTGTCGAATTACATGATGAAAACGGGCGGCTTGATATTGCATCCGTAGAAGTTGTGGCGGGGACAAAAATTAAAATCGTATCGAAAAAAGATATCGGAGACGGGGCGTTTGTGGCTTTTGCCTGGACTCCAGAAAACCGAGGTGGAATTACAAATAACCGATATCAACAATGGTTTTTCGGACGGGAAACAGGAGTACGAACAACTATTCATGATTCGGACCCTGAGAAAACTGATTTAACAGATGAGAAAGGCAAACCTTATCCGCTTTATAACTACTTGCCGATTCAGAAGATTGCCATTTTCGAATAACAGATGAAATTAAACGAGGTATTTTATGATTCAGTTTCAGGTCGCTAAGGATTTTGGTAATCCACTACTGCCCGTCAGTAAGGCCCGCTCGGAAATGTATCTGGATTCAGCGCTCTCTATTTACGAAATGCGCAGCTCAAAAGAAAGCAGCAGTAATGGCAGGGCGCTGGAGGTTAACGGTCTGACCTTTGATAGTGAGGGGCTGGTGTGTGATGGCATTGATGGCCATTACGCAGATACGGGAATTATTGAGCCTCTGGCTAATACCGTCATCGTTGCGTTTCGTGCTAACCCGCAGGAAGTCACAACGCAGATTTACTCGGGTCTGCCTGAATCGGTGAGTCCTTTCACGGGAACGCGAGCGGCGATAACTAAAGAAGGGTTTTTAGTGGCTGATATTGGGGCAACGCCGACGACAATCCACGCTCAAACCGGCAATGTCACGCCGGACTGGGAGCTAGTCGCAGTAGTGACGGGAGCAAAACAACTTTCGGTAACCCGTGCATCGACTATGGGAACAGTGACCACGCCGTTTGAAACCCGACGCGAGCCGAAAAGCACAATCCGCATTGGTGGCGGCTATATTGCTCCCCACAATCTCGGGATTACCGGGCGAGTGGGATTATGGGCAATGTATAACGGTGCGCTGGATAGCGCGACCATCGCAGGTCTGTTCGCAAAAGCACGTACCATTATGGCAGGGAAAGGCGTAGTTATTCCTTAAGGGGGAGAATGTGGGCAAACCATTTTATACGCGCCTGACCCCTGCCGGGGAGCAAAAGTTTGCAGCGGCGGCGGTGTCTGGTGAACCGGTCAGTTTTCATGAGATGGCGGTGGGCGATGGCGGCGGCATCCTGCCTGACCCTTCACGCATTGACGGGCTGGTTAACGAGCGATTCCGGGCTCAAATAAACCGTGTAGTCATCGCTGACCTGGCTGCTAACGTCATCCGTGTTGAAATGATCATGATGCCGCAGGTGGGAGGGTTCTGGCTACGCGAAGCGGCGCTCTACGATGATGAGGGGACTTGCCTTGCCGTTGCGAATATGGCTCCGACCTATAAGCCGCTGCTTGCGGAGGGGGCCGGGCGATTACAGTCGGTTAATATGTGGATTGCCGTCAGCAAAACCAGCGATGTGACGATTAAAGCGGACCCGGCGGTTATTCTGGCTACCGTTGCAGAGGTGAACCGCGCAAAAAGTGAGGCAAAGGATTATGCCGATCAGATCGTAGGCCAGCTTGATACTGATATTCAACAAGTTATTATCGACGCCATTACAGCAGCAAAGCGTGATTTCTGGGAAGACGATAACCCTGTGGGTACGACGCGATTTTTTAATCAGAACGTCAACCCGAATGAAAAGTGGCCCTGGTCGCAATGGATCTATACCGGCGAAAACAAAACGCTCCGCGTCGGCAAAGCGGACGGTTCAGACGTCGGCGCGACCGGCGGCAGCGATACCGTCACGCTTCAGCAGGCCAACCTGCCCGCCGTGCAGATTGACGTGAGCGGCGAAACCAGCGAGCAGGGAGAGCAGAAGCTGACGACCACGCGCGGCGGTGTTCACAATCATGGTGGGGTGGCCGGTAAGGATGACCCGTGGGAAATTGGCGGTGATGTGCGTCAGCTCTTTAACCCGAAAGAGCTGGGTCTGACCGATGACGCCGGAGAGCACGATCACGAAGTCACAGTACCGGCACACAAACACACGACCAGTGGCAAAACCGCCAACCTCGGCGAGGGTAAATCGTTCAGCGTGGTTGAAGCCCACACCCTGCTGATGTGCTGGAGCCGCGTTGCCTGAATCGCCAGTCAAATCACTGACCCAATCAGCCCCGGAATGGGGCTTTTTTTCTCCCTGCGGTTGTATCAACGACGGTACAACGGGCATCAACGGCTTGCGGTGAGTGATTTCCCTACCATGGGTGAACCCCTAAACAGGAGATTTATTCCATGGCGCAAGACTACCACCACGGCGTGCGCGTTGTAGAAGTTAACGACGGCACCCGCTCTATCACGACGGTGAGCACGGCGATCGTGGGCATGGTGTGCACTGGCGATGATGCCGATGCCTCCATGTTCCCGCTCAATAAGCCGGTACTGCTTACTGATGTACTGACCGCCAGCGGCAAAGCGGGTGAGTCCGGCACGCTGGCCCGCTCACTGGACGCAATCGCAGACCAGGCAAAACCCGTCACCGTAGTGGTGCGTGTTGCCCAGGGCGAAACCGAAGCGGAAACCACCTCAAATATTATCGGCGGCGTGACTGCCGACGGTAAGAAAACCGGCATGAAGGCGCTACTTTCCGCGCAGTCGCAACTGGGTGTGAAACCGCGCATTCTTGGCGTACCGGGTCATGATACGCAGGCCGTATCCACTGAGCTGCTGAGCGTGGCGCAGAGTCTGCGGGCCTTTGCCTATATGTCGGCATACGGCTGTAAAACAGTGGCAGAGGCAATCACCTACCGCGACAACTTCAGTCAGCGTGAAGGGATGCTGATCTGGCCTGACTTCATCAACTTTGACACGGTACTGCAGGCGGATACGACCGCCTACGCCACCGCCCGCGCACTTGGCCTGCGTGCCAAAATCGACGAGCAAACCGGCTGGCACAAAACCCTGTCTAACGTGGGCGTCAACGGCGTAACCGGCTTGTCCGCGGATGTATTCTGGGATCTGCAGGACCCTGCAACCGATGCCGGACTGCTGAACCAGAACGACGTCACCACGTTGATCAGGAAGGATGGTTTCCGCTTCTGGGGTTCCCGCTGCCTCAGCGATGATCCGCTGTTCCAGTTTGAAAACTATACCCGCACCGCGCAGGTGCTGGCTGACACCATGGCAGAGGGCCATATGTGGGCGGTGGACATGCCGCTTAACCCGTCGCTGGCCCGCGACATTATCGAAGGTATCCGCGCCAAAATGCGCAGCCTGGTGAATCAGGGCTACCTCATCGGCGGTGATTGCTGGATTGATGACAGCGTTAACGACAAAGATACCCTGAAAGCCGGGAAGCTCTGGATCGACTACGACTATACGCCAGTGCCGCCGCTGGAAAACCTGATGCTGCGCCAGCGCATCACTGACCGTTACCTGGTGGATTTCACCACCCGCGTAAGCGCATAAGGGGGACCCATGGCCTTACCACGCAAGCTAAAACACCTGAACATCTTCAACGCCGGTAACAACTGGATGGGCATTGCTGAATCCGTCACCTTACCGAAATTTACCCGCAAGCTTGAGAACTATCGCGGGGGCGGTATGCCCGGTTCAGTCGGTATCGATCTGGGGCTGGATGATGGGGCACTGGATACGGAAATGACCATCGGCGGCACTGAGGCGCTGCTGTTCAAACAGATGGGCAAGGCCACGGTGGACGGCGTGCAGATGCGATTCACCGGCTCTATCCAGCGCGATGACACCGGCGAGGTGCAGGCCGTTGAGCTGGTTGTACGCGGACGCCACAAAGAGGTGGATTCCGGCGAGTGGAAAACCGGCGAGAGCAATACCACCAAAGTCAGCAGCGTAAACAGCTATGCGAAGCTGACCATTAACGGCGAAGTGCTCTATGAAGTCGATGTGATCAACATGATTGAAATTGTTGATGGCGTTGACCTGATGGAAGAGCACCGCAACGCCATCGGCCTTTAATGCAGCACTGGCGCGGGATGCCGCGCCAGCCACCCCATAACAGGAAAAGAACATGAGTGAGAAAACAGAAGCAACGGTGAAGCTGGATAGCCCAATCAAGCGCGGTGATACCACGATTACGGAAATTGTGCTGCGCAAACCGCAGTCCGGCGCACTGCGTGGTACGCGACTGCAGGCAGTGATGGAGATGGACGTGGCCTCTATGATGACCGTGATCCCCCGCATCTCCACACCGACGCTGACCCCTCAGGAAATGGCGGACCTTGACCCGGCAGACCTTGCCGCAATGTCGATCGAGGTGGTCCTTTTTTTGTTGCCGAAGTCGGCGTTTGCAGATTTGCCGACAGCCTGACGGTAGATGACCTGGTGGCGGATATCGCCACGATCTTTCACTGGCCGCCGTCCGTCACTGACGTTATGCCGCTTACAGAAGTGCTGGAGTGGCGGCACAGAGCGATAATGCGAAGCGGGGCCAGCGATGAGTGATAAAAACCTGCGCCTGCAGGTGGTTCTGAATGCGGTTGATAAACTCACCCGCCCTTTAAAAGTTGCGCAGGCTGGCTCTAAGGAGCTGGCCTCCGCCGTCCGGCAGACCCGCGAACAGCTTAAACGGCTAAACGATGCGGGGGGCCAGTTAAAATCCTTCGATCAGCTGTCACAGAGCCTGAGCCGGACCAGTAACGAACTGGACCAGGCGCGGCTGCGTGCGCAAATGATGACCCGCGAAATGTCAGCCCTGGAATCTCCGACGAAAAAGCAGACAGCGGCGCTTGAAACGCAATGGCGGGCCGTGTCACGTCTGGAGCAAAAGCAGCAGCAGGAAACGCGGCAGATGGCGGCAGCCAGGGCGGAGCTGTACCGCCTCGGCATCTCTGCGGGAGGCGGTGCCCGTGAAACAGCCCGCATTACCCGCGAAACGGATCGCTATAACAAGCAGCTGGCAGAGCAGGAGAGACGCTTGCGGGACGTGGGCGAGCGCCAGCGCAAGCTGAATACGGTCAGGGCGAAAGCTGACAAGATGCGCGACGTGCGTAACAGCCTCGCGGGGAACGGGGCCGGGATGATGGCCGCCGGGGTGACAACGGGCGCGACGCTGCTGGCCCCCATTCGCGCCTATTCGGAATCAGAGAACGCGGCTAACCAGCTGGCAGGCTCCATGATGGGGCCGGGCGGAAAAGTTGCAGCGGAGTTCCTGCAGCTAAACAAGCTGGCGATCGCCCTGGGTGACCGGCTGCCCGGCACCATGGCAGACTTTCAAAACATGATGACCATGTTGCGCCGTCAGGGCATGTCGGCACAGGTCATCCTGGGCGGGCTGGGTGAGTCGGCGGCGTATCTCGGCGTGCAGCTGCAAATGGCACCAACGGATGCCGCAGAGTTTGCCGCGAAACTGCAGGACGCCACGCAGACCACCGAAAAGGACATGATGAGTCTGATGGACGTGATCCAGCGGGGTTATTACGCGGGCGTTGACCCTGGCAATATGTTGCAGGGTTTTGCAAATATCAGCAGTGCAATGGAGATTATCAAACAGAGGGGGCTGGATGCTGCTAAAACCTTCAGCCCGCTTTTGGTCATGGCCGATCAGGCGGGGATGGCCGGAGAGTCAGCGGGTAATGCCTACCGTAAAATTTTTCAGGCCACGCTGGATGCTAAAAAGATTAAGAGTGTAAACGATGAGCTGAAAGGCAAAGGTATCAAGTTTGATTTTTCCGACGGGAAAGGCGGATTTGGCGGCCTGGAAAAGATGTACGCACAGTTAGATAAGCTTGAAAAACTAAATCCTGAAACAAAGCTAGCGACGATGAAAGCCCTGTTTGGTAATGATAACGAAGTGCTAAAAGCGCTGAGCATCATGACTACAAAAGGTATCGAGGGCTACCGCGAAACCGTCGCAAAACTGGAAAACCAGGCAACCCTGCGCGAGCGCGTCGAGGCGTCTCTTAATACCCTGGGGAACAAATGGGAGGCCGCTGGCGGCTCCTTTACCAACGCCATGGCGAGCATCGGTGAAACCGTCGCGCCGGTACTCAAAAATATTGCAGACTGGCTGGGTAATCTGGCATCCGCGCTGGATAGTTTTGTTAAACGGCATCCGCAATTGACGGCGGCGCTGTTTAAGATTGCGGCCGTGTTTGCCGTCGTTGCGACCGCTGCGGGTGTGTTGTCGCTGGCGCTGGCGTCCATTCTGGGGCCGATGGCTGTAGTACGGGTGAGTGCCGGGGTTCTCGGAATTAAGTTTGCCTCTGCTTTTGGTCTGATTAAGCAAGTCATCGGCGGTGCAGGCCAGGCGATCCTGTGGCTGGGCAGGTTGATGATGGCTAACCCCATTCTGGCGATAATTGGCCTGATTGCGATGGGGGCCATTTATATCTGGCAGAACTGGGAAACGCTGGGGCCAAAATTCAAAGCAATGTGGGACGCCATCTCCTCCGGGGTATCCAGGGTATGGGCTGTGATTAAGCAGACCATAAGCAGCAAATGGGATGAAATTCTGAGTGATGTTGCCGCGCTGCCCGCGAAGTTTAAAGCGGTGGGCGGCGCGATCATTGACGGCATCCTGAGCGGTATCAATGAGAAGTGGGAGACGCTCAAGAGCAAGCTGGCATCGGTGAAAAGCTACCTGCCGGACTGGATGACCGGCGGCGACAAATCGCCAGGTGCACCCCAGCAGAAAGGCGCAGGCGGATTCTTTGCGGGGATGTATGACAGCGGCGGCTATATTCCACGCGGGCAGGTGGGCATTGCTGGCGAGAATGGCCCGGAACTGATTAACGGCCCGGCCTATGTGACCAGCCGCCGAAGGACGGCGGCGCTGGCGTCCGTTGTCGCCGGAATGATGGGGGGAGCTACGCCTGCAGAGGCTGCGCCGCTTCATCCAATGAGCCTGCCGGCAGCCTCCTATCGCCCTGCAGCAGAGAAACCGCCAGGCACGCGGCCGGTATTCCAGTTTGAAACCCAGGCACAAATTATTATCCAGGCGCTACCAGGGCAGAGTCCGCAGGATATTGCGCGGGAGGTTGCGCGACAGCTCGATGAGCGTGAGCGCCGCATGAGGGCTAAGGCCCGCAGCAACTTCAGCGATCAAGGGGGGTATGATTCATGATGATGGTTCTGGGCTTGTTTGTGTTTCAGCTGCGCACGGTTCCCTATCAGCAATTGCAGTATCAGCGGAACTGGCGGCACGTCACCAACAACCGCGTTAATCGCCGTCCGACAACGCAATTTTTGGGGCCAGATAACGATCAGCTCACGCTATCCGGCGTCCTCATGCCGGAAGTGACCGGCGGCCGGTTGTCGTTGCTGGCGCTGGAGCTGATGGCGGAGCAGGGGAAGGCCTGGCCGCTGATCGAGGGCGGCGGGACTATCTACGGTATATACGTGATTGAAAACCTGAGCCAGACGAAAACAGAGTTTTTCGCCAGCGGTGAAGCGAGAAAAATAGAGTTTTCGCTGGGGCTGAAGCGTGTTGATGAGTCACTGTCCGAAATGTTCGGCAGCCTGAGTGACCAGCTTAGCAGCCTGCAGGATTCCGCAGCGGCAGCGGTAGGGAATATCAAAACCACGGTAGGAGGGTTGCTGCAGTGAGCGAGATGACTGATTTACTCAACCTCAGCAAGACCCCGGCCTTTCGCATCGTGATAGAAGGCAAGGATGCAACGCAGACGCTGGATAAGCGCCTGCTGGGTATGACGTTGACCGACAACCGCGGATTTGAAGCCGACCAGCTCGATCTGGAGCTGGACGACGCCGACGGCCTTGTGATTATGCCGCGTCGTGGCGCGGTGATTTCTCTGGCGCTGGGATGGAAAGGCGAGCCGCTGTTTTCAAAAGGGAAGTTTACCGTTGATGAGATCGAGCATAGCGGCAGCCCGGACCGACTGACAATCCGTGCCCGTAGCGCAGACTTCAGGGAAACGCTGAATGTACGACGTGAAAAGTCGTGGCATAAAACGACGGTGGGCGAGGTGGTGAAGGAGATTGCCGCGCGGCACAGCCTGAAGGTTGCCATCGGTAAAGATGTCGCGGAGCAGGCGCTGGATCACCTGGACCAGACCAACGAAAGCGACGCCAGCTTTTTGATGAAGCTGGCGCGGCAGTACGGCGCGATAGCATCGGTGAAGGACAGTAACCTGCTGTTTATCCGGCAGGGGCAGGGGAAAACAGCCAGCGGTAAAGCGCTGCCGGTCATCACTATTACCCGCCGGGACGGTGACAGTCACCGCTTCAGCCTGGCGGACAGGGGTGCGTATACCGGGGTGATTGCTCACTGGCTGCATACGCGCGAACCGGAGAAAAAAGAAACCACCAAAGTGAAGCGCCGCCGGAAGACGACAAAACCAAAAGAGCCAGAAGCAAAGCAGGGGGATTACCTGATCGGGACGGATGAGAACGTGCTGGTTCTGAACCGGACCTATGCGAACCGCAGTAATGCGGAGCGTGCAGCAAAAATGAACTGGGAGCGGCTGCAGCGCGGTGTGGCGTCATTTTCCCTGCAGCTGGCAGAAGGCCGCGCGGATCTCTATACAGAAATGCCCGTGAAGGTCACCGGCTTTAAACAGCCCATTGATGATGCCAGCTGGACCATCACCACGTTAACACACACTGTCAACCCGGATAGCGGATTTACGACTAGCCTAGACCTTGAGGTGAAAATTGATGAGTTCTAAATTGAATAGTTGGTTCCAAATTGAGAACATGAATGTATCATTATTGCGAACTTATTTAGAGTGAGGGCTGAATGAAATGATGAATTGTCCAATGTGCGGGCAGGCTGCGCATACTCGCAGTAGCTTTCAAGTTTCCAATGAGACGAAGGAGCGATACAACCAGTGCACTAACCTTGAATGTGGGCATACCTTCGTTACGCATGAAACATTTGTTCGTTCGGTGTGCCGCCCGCAGAAAATCAGCTCCGCGCCACCTCATCCCTCAGAATCTGGGCAGACATCCTTTTTTTGATAAAAAGTGGTCATGAAGATAATTAAAAAACTATTCTGCTGATTTGGCCTCTGGAATTATAAAAAACTATTCATTTTAGGGGATTAGAGTTAAGTTATAGCGGCCTGACGTTAGCGGGGAAATGTCCCCCATCCGTAGAAGTGGAGTTTGTCGCTTTGCGACTAGCGTGCCGTATGCCGATGTGCTGTGCATCCCGGACGCCGATTTGCTGGGCTTACTGGGCTTACAAATTGTCGAAGTTTTATTATTTAGTTAGGCCATGCGCTTGCGCTAAGAGACGTCAGGATTCTACGGAGTAACAAGTTATGGATATCAACGAACTTGGCTTAGTTAAGGCGCGTGTGGAACTTGTTACCGCTATGCTCAAATGCGCAACTGCATTTGTAGTGTTAGTCGGTACGGTTTACAGCGTTCTTAACATGGCCTTCAACTACGACTCTTTAAATCATGGAAATAGAAGTTCAAAGATGGGATCACAAATTTGAGATAAGACCAGGGGTTTGGGTCTATGTCCCAAGTGCTGAGGCAAGTGAACTTGGGGAACGGATACTTCAAGCAATCAGGAACAAGTGGATTCCACCACTCTATTTTTATCATTTAAGAACCGGCGGCCATCTTAAAGCAGCCAGATTACATCTTAAAAGTGATTTTCTTGCTGTTGTTGATATTAAAAATTTTTTTCAGTCTACTAGCCGTAGCCGAGTTACCCGTGATTTAAAAGCCTACTTTACCTATTCTCAGTCGAGAGAAATTTCAAAATTTTCAACTGTGAGAAACCTGTCTCATAGCCCCCATAAGCACGTTCTTCCTTTTGGTTTTGTCCAATCACCTATGCTTGCTACCCTTTGTTTGGATAGGAGTTATTTAGGTAGTCTATTGCGGCGCTTGAACAAACATCCCAATGTGAAGCTTAGTGTGTACATGGATGATGTGATCATATCTTCAAATGATTTGGTTCAGCTGCAAACTGCTTACGACGAAATTTTAGTTGCAATGGATAAATCGGGCTATCAACCCAATCTTGTTAAAACTCAGGAACTGTAAGTATCCCGGCAAAACGAACCATTCACTTTTAGAGATCTTCCGACATACTGATAATGTCCCCTGAGGAGATCGCTATGCGTAAGATCCGATTCACTGAACACCAGATCATCGCCGTTCTGAAGTCCGTCGAAGCCGGACGTACCGTCAAGGATGTGTGCCGTGAGGCCGCTATTTCGGAAGCCAGCTATTACAACTGGAAGGCGAAATATGGTGGGATGGAAGCGGCCGATATTAAAAAAATCAAAGATCTTGAGGATGAGAATCGACGTTTAAAACAGATGTTTGCTGATCTCAGCCTTGAGTGCCGGGCACTTAAAGACGTCATCGAAAAAAAGCTTTAAAACCAGCGATAAAGCGTGAACTCGTCAGCTATCTGACGGTGCAATTTGCCATGAGTTTACGCCAGGCCTGCAGGACGTTATCGCTGAGCAGGACGGTGTATTTTTATCAGCCCGATACCCGGCGTGATGAACCTGTGATCCACGCGCTGACTGAGCTGGCAGAACGCTATCCGCGCTACGGTTTTAAGAAACTGTTCCAGCTGCTGCGCAGGCAGGGTAATACCTGGAACCATAAACGTGTTCACCGGATTTACTGCCTGCTGAAACTGAATTTTCGCCGCAAGGGAAAACAGCGGCTGCCTGTGCGTAATCCCGCACCACTGGCGACACCGCAAGCGTTAAACCAGAGCTGGTCCATCGATTTTATGCACGACGCGCTGGTTTGCGGCAGACGCTTCCGAACCTTTAATGTGGTGGATGATTTTAACCGTGAAGCACTGGCGATAGAAATCGACCTGAATATCCCGGCTCAGCGAGTCATCCGGGTGCTGGACAGGATCGTGGCAAACCGCGGCTACCCGCTGAAAATGCGGATGGACAACGGGCCAGAGCTGGTCTCGCTGGCGCTGGCACAATGGGCCGAAGAACATGGCGTACAGCTCGAATTTATCAAGCCGGGTAAGCCGACACAAAATGCTTTTATCGAACGGTTCAACCGAACATACCGGACAGAAATCCTGGATTTTTACCTGTTCAGAACACTGAATGAAGCACGGGAAATTACCGAGCGCTGGCTGATGGAATATAACAACGAGCGGCCTCATGAATCCCTGAATAACCTGACACCGGAAGAGTACCGGCTGATGGCTGAAAAACCGGAACTCTCAAAAAGTGCATGGAACTGA